TGCCTGCTTACATAACCCATAGAGGTGCATTGTTTGAGGATAGACTAACTAGAGAAATCGGAATCTTTACAAATTTCAGAATCGAAGGTGACAGAATACTTGGAGATTTCCAAGCGTTCGACTCATTCCGTGAGGATGATACTCGTAAATTTAACAGATTGTTTGAACTCGCAGAAAAAATGCCTGAGAGATTTGGACTTTCTATCGTATTCTCTGCAAGTTCTGCGTGGGCTACTGATGTAGGCGATGTGGAAACTGCCGAAAAACCTGAAGATGCGTTGTTTAACTTCCCATCCATTCGTGTTGAGGAGATTTCAAGTGCTGATTTTGTAGATCAGCCTGCTGCTAATCAAAAAGGTCTTTTCGATAAAATTGACACTAAACCTGTATATAAGATGACTAAAGCTGAACTATTAGAATTAACCGAATCCTTAGAAGCTGAACAAAGTAGGCTCGCTGAGGAAAACCATCAACTATCTTTGAAAGTAACTGATGCTGAAGCTAAAGCTGAAGCGTTAGAAATCCAACTAAATGAGCATTCTGACGATGAGAAAATGGATGAGCATGAAGATGAAATGGATAATCACTACGATGATGAGAAGATGGCTGAACTCCAAAAAGCTCTTGATGAAGCTCTAGCTGAAATCGCCTCTCTTAAAGAGGATGTTGAAGCTAAAGAAAAAGAGTTGGCTGAAAAAGATGAAAAGATGGCTGAAGATGAAGATAAGATCAAGGCTGTCTCTGACGAAAAAGAATCTGCTTCAGTCAAAGCATCAGAACTTTCTGTTAAAGTCGAGTCGCTAGAAAAACTCATCGAAGGCTCAGGTGAATCATTCACTAAAGCAATCGATGATGAGACATACTCGCCATCAAAAGAATCTCGTGCAAAAATCATATCTGAATTTGCTAAAGAAAATAACATTTCAGAATTTTCTGCTACCTTGCGTTTAGGTAAGGAGCGTCCTGAATTATTCAAACTATAACCCATAACTTAATAATATAATATTATGTCTTCTACAGTAACAACTGGACTAAAGCGTAGCTTCACAGCAGGAGCTAGCGTCTCACAATATCGTGCTGTAACTATTGCATCTGACGGAGACGTCGAACATGCTACAGATACAGCATCTCTACTAATAGCAGGAGCCTCTGACAGATCAGCCTCTAGCGGTGAATCCCTAACAGTTGCATTAGCTAATGCAGGTGGTAGTGCTTACATCGAAGCTGCTGAAGCAATCACAGTTGGAACTGCAGTATATGCAACTGCTTCTGGCAAGGTTGCCTTAGTCGGTACGACTACTAATGACGTATTAGTTGGAACAGCATTATCAGCCTCCGCTGCTGATGGTGATGTCATTGAGGTGCTTTTTGCTTAACTTTTAACGATAACCTTTAACAAATAATTAAATATGTCCTTAACTACATCAGCTTCCTTCAATCCGATTCTTTCGGAGGCTCTCAATAAGATTGGCGAAAATAAGTTCGTAGGAACTCAACTTCTCCCAATCAGAGTTGCACCTACTAAAAATGGTGACTACCCAGTATTCGATGACGATCAGTTCGACTTGAATGCTTCTCAAGTTCGTTCCTCAGGCTCTGCCTTTGCTCGTCGTGACTTTGACTACAGTAAACAATCATACGCTTGTAAGCAATATGCACTAGAAGGTGTTCTTCCTGATGAAGATGCTTCTCTTGCTAGTGACAATGGCATCAGCGATGCTGCAGGTGGCATTGCTCAAAAGCTACAACGTGACATCATGGTTGGTCATGAGCTTCGTGTTGCCTCTTTGATGACTAACGCAGGTTTTACTGGCACACCTACAACTGGTGCTAAAGCTATGAGCGATACTGCAGACGCAAAGCCAATCATCGACATTCAAAATGCTGTCGAGCGTCTTAACGCAAATGGTTTCTACGATAACCTATCTCTCATGATGGAGCTTTCTCTTTTCAATGAAATGCTCAATACTGATGACGTCCGTGGAATCTTCAATGGCAATGGTCAATATACCAATCGCCAAGTTCTTCGTGATGCTTTCGGTGTATCAGAAATCATCATCCTTCCAACTCGCTACAATAGTGCTGCGAAGGGTGCTGCTGCAGATCGTTCCAAGATTTGGGCTGATACAGAATACTTCGTTGGTCAAATCGGAGGCGGTGACTTCTCCAATGGTGGATTCGGTCGTACAATCGCTTACTCAGCAGATGGTGGTGCATTCACAGCAGAAACATATCGTGATGAGCCAATCAAGAGTGATGTCCTTCGTGTCTACAATAGCGTTGATGAAGTTATCATCAATACTAATGCTTGCGAAAAAATTACTGGAG